TATCACGTGTTTTTTACCAGATTTTGTGGAAGGTCCTCATACAGAGGAGGAACATGAAGAGAATAAAATTTGGAATACTCGATTACAACAATTAATGGAGAAAGAACGTGCCGGCAGTAACAAGAATAGGTGATGCTGATGTGCCTCATTGTTCCGGAATGGTTCGAGCCCAAGGCAGTCCTAACGTTCGTGTTAATGACATTGAATTAAGTCGTCAAGGCGACTTAAATACTACACATTTGGTCCCCGCAGTACCGGCGTGTGCTGCTCATGCTCAACCTATAGCAGTTGGTTCAACTACTGTATTTGTTAATGGCCAAGGCGCTGGAAGAATTGGAGATGCAATATCTGCCTGTACTTCTGTAGCCGAAGGATCGCCTAATGTTTTTGCGGGCCCTTAAGCAATAAGAATATAAATAGTATAAAAAATAAACGAGAAGTCTAAATGCCAGAACTAAAAGAACCAACCTTTAAAGATATACCTATTGATTTTTTGGCGCATCCAATCACTGGCAATGTATCTAGATTGTATAACAGAGAGGCGGTAAAACAAAGTGTAAAAAATCTGGTTCTTACTAACTTTTACGAAAGACCATATAAAGCTTTATTAGGAGGTGATGTTCGTTCACAGTTGTTTGAAAATGTAAATTCAATCACTGAATATAATATTTCAAAAAATATAAAACAAGTATTAAATAACTATGAACCTAGAGCAATTATTGATAGTATAGTAGTCCAAGCTACTCCTGATGAAAATCGGATTGATGTAACTATTACATTTCAAGTACGTAATGATATACAACCAGTAAGCGTAACGATATTTTTAGAGAGAGTTAGATAAAATGGCAGCAAATAGCGTAATTAGTGTTACTAGTTTAGATTTTGATGCTATTAAATCAAGCATGAAATCATACATTTCATCTAAACAAGAATTTACTGATTATAATTTTGAAGGCTCTACTATTTCTATGTTACTTGATTTGCTTGCCTACAATACTTATCAAAACGCATTTTATACATCAATGGTTGGCAATGAAATGTTTCTTGACTCTGCGCAATTACGAGAAAGTGTAGTGTCAAGAGCAAAAATGCTTGATTATACCACTCGGTCAGCTAGAGGTGCTTCTTGTACTGGCACTCTTACAGTTACTCCAGACGACTCTCCTGAATATGTAACTGTTGAAAAAAATACCGAATGGTCTGTTACTATAGATGGCGTGGACTTCAAATTCGTCACTCCAGAAGAATATATCTTAAGTGAAGAAGATAATTATAGTGGTGAAATAAGTTTAGTTGAGGGAAGAGTGATCACCCATCGCTTTACTGTAAATTCAAATAATCCAACACGGTATATTATTCCTAATAGTCAAGTGGATACTACTTCTATTACTATTAATGTTCAAAATTCTAGTGAAGATGCCACAAAAACTACATATACCCTTGCTTCAGATATTACCGAAGTAACTGCCGATTCAAATGTATATTTCTTGCAAGAAGTGCAAGATAAACAATATGAAGTATATTTTGGTGACGACGTACTTGGCAAAACTCCTATAAATGGAAATATTATAATAATTGAGTATCGTATTTGTAACGGCACTCTTGGAAATAACATTTCATCATTTACTAATCCAGCCGCTATTGATGGATATAACTCGTTTACTTTTACAATTAATAGCGCTACGGCTGGCGGCTCTGATATTGAAACGATTGATTCTATTAAATACAATGCACCAAAAAATTATGAAACGCAAAACCGTGCTGTAATTGCAGAAGACTATAAAAGATTAATTCTTCGTGATAACGGCGACCTGTCTTCTGTTTCTGTGTGGGGCGGTGAAGAAACTATTCCTCCTGTCTTTGGCAAAGTATTCATAGCAATAAAGCCAGTATCTGGCAACGTTTTATCATCAGATCGTAAAACGTCTCTTAAAAAATATCTAAATTCATTTAATGTTTTGTCTATTGATACAGAATTTGTTGACGCAACATTTCTTTATATTCGTCCTACCATAACAGTTCGTTATGATCCAGACATTACTACTCTTACAGCAGGTCAAGTTCAAACTAAAATTTTAAATGTTATTACTAATTTTGAAACTCTTTATTTAAGTACGTTTGAAAATCGTAAGTTTAGATATTCGCAATTTGTTAAAGCTGTACATGACGCAGATCCGTCAATCACAAGTTGTCTTATTGACATTAAATTAGAAAAACGGTTTAATCCAAGCACTTCTACGCGCTCAACATATAATATTGCTTTTAATAATGAACTCGGGTCATCAGAAGATCATACTCATACCAGTCATGCAGGTGGTCATTTTGTTGAATCATCTTCGTTTACTTATGAAAATAAAACAGCGTTTATAGATGATGATGGTGAAGGAAAGCTTCGTGTATATTATATTTCTAGTACCAATGATCGAGAGTATCTTGAAGAAGATATTGGCACCGTAGATTACGATACTGGATTAGTTACTCTTAAATCTTTCTTGTTATCAGATTATAGTGGAAGTCATTTAAAAATTATAGTTAAACCAAGATATGCAGATATTAGAGCAGTAAGAAATCAAATATTATTAATTGCTGGCGCAAAGGTATCTCTTGTTGACGAAAATACTTCAGCAACTGTAGCAGTTACTGTAGAAGCCACAACAACAGGAGTATCGACTAATGTAATTGATACTGGTTTACATCCTGTGGTTTTCTAATGTCAACAGATAAAAGAGTTTCTAACTTAATTGAACAACAATTTCCAGATTTCGTAAGAGATGATGGCCCAAATCTTGTTGCTTTCGTAAAAGCATATTATGAATGGTCAGAACAAGCAAATAATTTTATTGAAGTTTCTAAAAATCTTTTAGAATATCAAGACATTGATAATACGTATGATAAGTATCTCGAATATTTTCATCGAGAAATTATGAACTCATTTCCACGCTCAATGCTTGTTAATAAAAAATTATTCGCTAAACATGTTAAAGATTTATATCGTTCGCGTGGATCAGAACTTTCATATCGTTTATTATTTCGTGTTTTATTTAATGAAGAAATAGATTTTTATTATCCTGGTAATGATATATTACGCGCAAGTGATGGAAGATGGGTAGAAGAAAGTGTTATTCGTGTAAGTAAACCAAGAACAGTAGAAGCTTCTGAATTTGTAGGACAAACGATTGAGGGTCTTACCAGTGGTGCAATTGCAACTGTAGACAAAACACTTGATACAATATCAGCTGGTGAAATTGTAAATGAATTATTTTTACTTAACATAGTTGGTACATTTGAAGATAATGAAAAAGTAGCTCTTCAATCAAATACCTCTGCATTTGGAACTATCATAAGCATTTCTGGTCCTCTACAAAGTGTTAATCTTATACAAGGCGGAGTAAATCATCAACCAAATGATTTATTATCTTTTACATCTGCATCTGGCTCGGGCGCACGTGGTCAAGTTATATCTACAGCAGATACTTCTGCGGTGCAGTGGTCTGTAGCAAATGGTGGATTTGGTTACACAAATAATGCAACAATAACGATTAGTGGTGTTGGTACAGGTGCACAATTTATCATTAACTCTATTAAAGATACTGAAGTTATTGCAGTACCAGATGATATTATTCAACCAATACTAAATGTTGTCATTAATACAGGTCCTACGTTTGTTTCGGCTGGAGCAAATACTTCAGTAGTATCTGCCAATCTCGCGGCTGCAAACGTTGGCACAGTAATTAATACAGCATTACATAAAACTAATACAACTGTAGGAACTATAGATGTAATTACAACAACTGTATATGGATCCGGATATGACACTCTTCCAACAGCAAATGTGTTTGAAAAACAAATAGCTGATATGTTTATTCCAAATGGATTTGGTGGCTTTAAAGGCGTTGATGCCAGTATCAATGCAAGTTATCGTCCAGGAACTATTGTAACTCTTAAAGTAATACAAAATGGAACTAACTATAACAAATATGATGTAGTCACAATTGAAAATTTATCTCGTGACGATACTGAAGATGCAAGCGGTAGTCCAAACGTTTCTGGTAATATTAATCTTACTGGTAAGTATATTGACACAAAAGGCTTTTTGTCATGGAACAATAAACTTCAAGATAATTATTATTATCAGGAATTTTCTTATGAGATTGGATCCTCGGAATTTATTAAAGCATATCGTAAACTTGTAAAATCAATACTACATCCAACTGGCACAAAGATGTTCGGAAGAGTTAATATAATAAATGAAGTTGACTCATCCAATACTAGTAATATAATTTTTGACAGCTTAACTACAGCTTAAAATGCATTATAAATAATGTAATATACAAAATTAACCACTAACTTAGGATTTTATCATTACAAATGACAAGTTATGTATCTAGAAAATTAGGAATATATAACGCGGAGCAGTTTAAGGAAGCTTTTTCAGAAGCTGCTGCAAGTAGTATGTATATCTTCATTTCTAGAATATCACCTTGGCCTGATGAAGCAAGTCCTCCTGCAATTGTTAAATCTATCCAAGTTACTGATTATGACGTTTGGAGAGATATGATAGCATTAAAGAGAATTCAGTCAGCAGATGTATTATTTGCAGTTCCACGTTATACTTGGACTAATGGTAAAAAATATCGTGAATACAATATTTCTAATGAAAATTTATTTAATACTCCTGCTTCTGCAAATACCTTTTATGTAATTAACAATGCAAATAACGTTTATAAATGTTTATTTAATAATAAAGGTGCTACATCAACCGTAATGCCATCAGGAACTGGCACTTCTATATTGGTTACTGCTGATGGATATTATTGGAAGTATATGTATACTGTTGATAGTGGTACTGCTAATAAATTTTTAACAGCAGATTGGATTCCAGTAAAAATCATAACAACCGATGATGGTTCTGCACAATTCGATGTTCAACAAGCTGCGGTTGAAGGTACTATCAATGTCATCGATGTAGTAACCGGTGGAAATAACTATATTACTAATTCAGGAACAGTAGGCGCCGTATCAAATAGTACAGTCATTGTATTGGCCGCAGGCGCCTCTGGTACAGATGACACATATAACAAATCTGGATTATATATTTCTTCTGGATTAGGATCAGGTCAAGTACGAGAAATTGTTAATTATGTAGGTTCTACAAAATCTGCTACTATTAAAACAGCATTCGGCGTTTCTCCAAATACTTCTTCCACATATCTTGTAAGTCCATTAGTTAAAATTACTGGCGATGGAAGTGGTGCAATTGCTTACTCAAATGTATCTTCTGGTGCGATTAATTACATTAATATGATTTCAGTTGGTAGTGAATATACTACAGCAAATATAACTATTACTGCGAATAGTGGTTCTAGCGCAACTGCAATCGCATTTATTGCTCCTCCCGGCGGCCATGGATCTAACGCACTCTATGAATTAAATGCTAATAATATTATCTTAAGTGTTGATACAATAGGTTCTGTATCAAACACATTTCCTGTTGTTAATGATTTTCGTGTATTTGGTATATTAAGAGATCCTGTGTTATCTGCAAATGATGCCATTGCAACAGCAACATCTATAGATCAAACTACAAGATTAACACTTAGTTCTGTAACCGGTGATGGATTATTTACTTTTGATGAAACAATTCGTGGAAACAATTCAGAAGCAAGTGGAAAATTAGTATATTTTTCAAATACAAATTCATCTAATACAGCTGGTCACGTTTACTTAACAGATGCGTATGCCAATGGTTCTTTTACTTCTGGTGAAATTGTAACTGGATTATCTAGTAGTATTACGGGTTCAATATCTTCCATCGCGGGAAGGCCTCTAAAAGCAGGTTTTGGTGATGTATTATACATCAAAAATCATACCGCTATAGAAAGAGATGATGATCAAACGGAAACAATCAAACTTATAGTAAAATTTTAACAATTTGTCATAAATATAGAAAATATGATTAATTAAGGAAATTATTGATGGCAGCAAATAATATAACACTATCTACTGATTTTAATGTGGATCCTTATTATGACGATTTTAACGAATCGAAGAATTTTCATAGAATTTTGTTTCGTCCAGGATTTGCAGTGCAGGCGCGTGAACTTACACAAATGCAGTCTATTTTGCAAAATCAAGTTGATAGATTTGCTTCTCATATTTTTAAAGAAGGCTCAATTGTTGAAGGTTGTGAAATTAATTATGATGGTATTATTAACTATGTAAAGATTCGTGATTCTGATTTTGAGGGAAATACTGTTACAGCTAATAGTTTTGTCAATCAAACTGTTACTGGTGTAACAACTGGCGTAACTGCATTTGTTATTGATTCACTTACTGGCTCAGAAGCAAATAGTCCTAATACAAAAACACTTTATATTCGTTACTCTGGTTCTGGTGCTAATGGCACAGTACAAGCATTTCAAAGCGGTGAAAAACTTACATCAACTAGTGGTAATACTGCAAACGTATGTACTGAAGGTGTACAAACAACAAATGTAGTTGGCACCGCTTCACGTATATCATTTGGCAAGGGCATTATTTTTGCAAAAGATCACTTCATACGTGTTGACGCTTCTAATACAATAATTGGTAGATATAATGCTAATGCAAGTTTTCGTGTAGGATATACTGTAACTGAAACAATTGTTAGTGCTGATGATGATTCAACACTTGAAGACCCTGCACAAGGAGCATATAACTATGCAGCCCCTGGAGCAGATCGATTAAAGCTAGAGGCAGTTATTACTAAAAAATTAGTTTCAGATACATCAACTACTAATTTTACCGAAATTGCTCGTATTAGGAATGGACTTTTAGAAAATGCAGTAAGCGCATCATACAATATTATTAATGATTATCTTGCTCGCCGTACATATGATGAATCTGGTGATTACATTGTTAATGGCCTCACTACGCGAGTCCGTGAGCATCTAAATTCTGCAAATAATGGTGGTGTATTTACTGCCGCAAATGGTGGTAATACAAGTTTCTTATCTATTGACATTGCTCCTGGTAAAGCATATGTCAAAGGTTATGAATATGAAAGCTTAACAACAGGTCATGTTCCTATTGAAAAGGCTACTGAATTCAATTCTGTAGAAGATATTTCT